CAGGATGCTATCAATAAATTAGATAGACTTGGTAATGCATTTGGAAAAATATAAGTGATACAATTTTAAATTATAGGAGTATAGTATGGCACTACCAAAAATTAACTTACCAATCTCGGAATTGATTTTACCGAGTACAGGTGAAAAAACTAAATATAGACCTTTTTCTGTAGCGGAAGAAAAGATCTTGTTAGTTGCACAAGAAGCGGATGACGCGGAACAAGAAGTATTAGCAATGAAACAAATCATTTCTAATTGCTTAATTGAAAAAGATGTTGAAGAACTTGCATTATTTGATTTTGAATATGTTTATTTAACATTAAGAGCACGTTCAGTCGATAACTTGGCTAAGTTCAAAATTAAAGATCCTGACACGGATGAAGAAATTGAATTAGAACTTGATATGAGAGAGATTGATATTGCTCGAGATGAAACTCATACAAATGAAATTAAAGTAAACGATGAGTATACTCTGTTTCTAAAGTATCCATCTATTAATGAATTCATAAAGATTGTTGGAATGAATAATGACGATCCTTTAGTTAACTATTTTGTAATGATTTCTTGTTTAGATACATTAGCTTCAGAAGATGAAGTACATAGTTTTAAAGATTATAGTGATGAAGATATTGAGGCCTTTATGGATAGTCTCGGTGGAGATGTTATTCGAGGAATTACTTCGTTCTTTGAAACAATGCCGAAGATACGAAAGGAATTACCATATACAAATAGTGAAGGTAAAGAAAATACGTTTGTCGTGGAGGGCACCCGTAGTTTTTTTATCTAAGCCTTAGCCATATAACGTTAGGGCATTACTATCAAATGATTTTCTCCATGGCACAACACCACAAATGGTCTGTGTCCGAAATTGAGGCTATGATGCCTTTTGAAAGAGATCTTTACTTTAGTATGCTAGTACAATGGATAGAAGAACAGAATGAACAGCGAAAACAGGGTTAATATAAATGGCTAAAACAACACCAAAGAGCAAAGAGCTAAGTCCAGAGACTCAGAGTATAGTTAATCGTCTTATCCGTGAAGGAGAGCTTGTAAGGAACGACGGCAAGCATTCGATTAAAGAAATTAGAATTGACCTTGGGAAATTTACCGATGCTTTTGCTGCAATTAAAATAAGCTCTGAACAAACAGCTAAAGTCTTAACGGATTCTTGGGAAGGAAACGAAGCACTACTCAAAAATATTGATGAAAGCTTAGTTGGTTTAAATGACACAGAAAAAGATGCTGAACTGGCAAGAAGAGCTCAGGATAAAAAGGATGCAATCGCAAATAAAGAAAATAAGTCTGAATCTAGTATCGCCGCACAATCTTTAAAGTTAAGTCTTATGAGTGGATTCAAAGGTCTAAAAGATGGATTCATGGCAATAAAGAAAGATCCGTGGGGTTCGTTATTAAACATTGGCAAGTGGGCAATTATAATACCAGTATTAGCAGGTGCAATTAAAGGATTGCTTGATAAGATGTTTGGCGAAGGCGAAATGGGCAAATTCTATGACAGAATTTCAAACAGCCCGTTTGCTAAAATTGCTATGGAATATCCAATAGCAACTTTGCTTGGAAGTTTAGCTGCTATGGCCGGTCTTAAGTGGGCCTCACTGTATGGAACTATGATGCTTGCTGCAAAAACTATGGGTGTTAAGGGTGGAGTAGATGGTGTTGTTGGTACAGGTGGTGACGGCGATGGCAAAAAAGGTAAAGGCGGAAGATTAAAAGGTTTAGGTAAAAATGTGTTAAAGATGGCCAAAGGTAATTTAGCCATTACTGCTATTTCTTCAGCCGGTTTATTACTTCTGTCAAATATGGATGACGGCGATACTACAGATGTTGCTTCTGAAATGGCAGCGCTTGATGCTGAATATTCTGGTAAAGAAAAAGCAGCCAAAGATAAAATGTTAACATCGTTTGATAACGACAGAGCAGGAATTAGTGATATCTTATTAGGAACCTTGGGTGGTGCCGGTACCGGTGCTGCAGTTGGTTTCGTTACCGGTGGTGGAGTCGGAGCTTTGCCAGGAGCTGTATTTGGTGGCTTAACAGGATTCTTTACTAGTGTTGGTCAAGTTGCGTATGAAGCGTATGATGATTTTAAACATGACATTGATGAAGTTCCAAACGAATTAGAAAAAGCGTTAAAACATGAAATGAAACAGAACAAGTTATCATTGATGTACGGAAGAACTGAACAGGCAGCAGAGTTAACTCGAAAGACAACAGAAGGTATGCAAACTTTTGTTAATGACTTACGAGACAATATGACTACTGATTCAATATTCGGAGATGCAAATATTGCAGCTCTCGAAGCCGCAAGTAAGAGTGAGATAACAGAGAAGCGAAGAGGAAGGTCGCGGGTAACAGACGAATATGTTATGTTCGGTGGAGAACTAGTTAAGTTATCATCAATTAATGAACGTCTCGAAGAAGCTAAAGAAACAAGAGTAAATAGAGAAAGACAATTAAAAGCATCTGAAAGATTACTTGAATTGAGATTAGGTGAAGTAGAATCTCTTGAAACTTCAGTTGATAGCGCGAATAATTTAAATGCTCAAATTGATGAAGTAGCGGCAAAGGCAGCTGCAGCTAAACCAAATATTCTTCCTGATGTTGAAGAAAGAGATAAAAAACAAACAGTTGCATCTGGTGGATTTGCTTTAAACGTAACGAATAATTATATTTCTAAAGGCGGAGATACAATGATACAGAATAAGTCTGATAATCGAGTATCTTCACAGAATAGTACTAATGCTGTTGTCTTTGGTGGTGGCGGTGGAAGATTTGGCGGTGGAACTGGTTTACCGACTGGCGCCATGGCATAAAAAAGGAACTCCGAAGAGTTCCATAAACGGCTCGGCGGCTGTTACTACCACGGAGATTGTTTTATTAAACTTTCTCTTTCAAATACTCAAGTACTTTTTCAGGTGTTGTTTCTCCATACGGATCCGTATCACAATCATCTTCCTTGCCATCTTCTACAAACATCCTTTCAACAGTGCCATTATCTACGACCATAGCATATCTCCAAGATCTTGCACCAAAGCCGAGATTGTCTTTGCGAACAAGCATATCCATTCCTGCTGTAAATTCACAAGATCCATCTGGAATAAATTTAACATTCTTTACTCTTAGATCTTCAGCCCAGGCATTCATAACGAATGTATCGTTACAAGCAATACAATAAACCTCGTCAACATCATTCTTAACAATTTGATCGTATAGTATGTCAAACCCTGGGACTTGATTATTTGAACAGGTTGGGGTAAATGCGCCGGGTAGAGAAAAAACAACTACTCTTTTATTTTTAAAATAGTCTTCTGTTGTAGGATGGGTCCAGACGAAGCCACCGTTTTCTACATCTCTTGATCGTATTTTAAATTGAACGTTAGGTACAGTTTTCATAATATAATTCCTTATAGATGGGAGGCATTGCGCCTCCCAGTTTGATTATAGATTAACCTTTTAAGAATTCCTTCTTAGTATTCTTAGCATTAATCTTTATTTTACGAGCCTTTTTACTTTCTGGAATTATTCGTTCCAATGCAATTGTTAAAAGACCATTTTTGAAGTTAGCGTCAATTACTTCAATATCGTCCGCAAGAGTAAAACTCCTGGTGAACTTCTTGAAAGAAATACCACGGTGAACATAATCGCCGCCGCCGTTAAAGTAATCTCCTGCTTCATCCCAGGTGGAACGAACAGTTAAATTATCTTCTTTTACTTCGATTTCTACATCATCAATATCAAGACCTGCTAAAGCAAGATCAATAAAGAACTTTTCACCTTTAGTGGTTCTGATATTATAAGGCGGGAAGCCTTGAGATTGTTGTTGATGCTGTGGGAACTCCGCCAATCTGTCAAAGACTCTATCGAATCCAAGAGCAAAGGGGTGAAGTTGGTTTATATTTAATCCAGTCATATTATTCTCCTATTAAGCAAGATTAATTAAATTTGAGGGTATATCCCTCGGTTAGTTGTAAGACCCTATCGGCATCCTACAAATCTATTTATATTATATTATATAACAGTTTAGAAAAAATGTCAACTATTTTTTTCCAATATTGTATTTGACTGTTAGATCCCAATCGTTCTTTTCTTTAAACGAAATGATTTTAATTTGATTTAGAGAAGCGACTGGATCTGCTGACTTTGAAGGATCCACTATTTTAATAAGTTCCCATTCTTCTAATAAGTTCACAATCGTATTACGACGTGATATATCTTCTTCTGATAACGTATTGTGCTTTCCATCTAAAATAAACAATTCTTTAAAATGCAGAATAGCATACCTACCTTTCTTGTGTAGGATATGACATGATTGGTATAACTTCTTTTCTTTACGGCTTGAAATGCCTATACGAGTCAGAGTCTCTTTTACTTTGAGGAAAGAATCCTGCGTGGGTAATTCAACTTCGACACCTACTCCCTTGAAAATATCTGTGTCCATGATTAATATTCACCTGTTAATTATTATAGTTAGTGGCAATGGTCTAGACCATATAAGATTATTTATAATAATCCTGTTTTAGCCACCTTCATTAATTTTATCATGGATAGTTTCAAGCTGTTCTTTGTTCAATACTTTAAGATATTGTTTGGCAACAGTTCGGTTGCATTCATATACTTTCTGTATTGCATCTAGGTTAATATCTTTATCAGCCTTTGGCCATTTAGAGAATCTCTTACGCTTACGAAGTACCGCTTTATAATAATCAAACTGAGCTGCATCAAATAAACCATGACGCATATTCATTTCGTTTGCATGTAAGATGGTGTCCTCAAAATTAGTAAAGCCACGGTTCACTACATAAGGCGTATACATCTTTTCAGTGTGTTCAGGTATATCGCTATTACGAATAAGATCTTCCTTAGAAAAGGACGCAGCGTTCATAAAATCAAATGGTGTTAGATCTTTCATCAATCAGCTCCTCGTATTCTTTTACCATAACGTTAAAATGAGAACCACATTTATCACAAAGAGTAAGTTTAGTTTTACCATCTTCGGTATTCATTTCAACCACATAAGATTTCTTTTTTGAAGTTTTGGTACCGCAGTTAAAACATTCAAGTTTTCCGACCATTATGCATACTCACACTCAATCATTACTTCCGTTAAGAAGGCAACCATATTGATTTCTTGGTCAGCAACCAAACCGGACTTGTACATATAATCAGCTAATGTAACTATGAATCCTGCTTGTGATTGTAATGTAACTTTACTCGACATCATATCATAGATACGACGAAACATTTCATTCATATCTTGATCTGAGTTCTTGGCAACCCATTTACGCATATCGGTAAATTGTTTTGCTTTGAGTAAACGAAATAGATCATCAATAGATTCCTGAGCAAGATTAACAAAGATACCTTCATCAATTTTACCAGATGCAGCATACGATTGTAATTCAGTTAATACTCTACGGAAATCTGGAAAATGTTTCTCAATTACTTTAGCAACAACCTTAGGATCGTATTGAACTTCTTCTTGGTCAAGTATTGCCTTAACGCGTTTAAAGAATTCCATTGCCATTTGTGGACGGTCAGCAGTATCAATAGAGAAGTCTATTTCAGACAACCTTGAACGTAATGGACTGATAATACGATTCTTGAAATTACAAGTAAAGATAAAGCCACAGTTTGAACTGTATTCTTCAATAAAGTTACGAAGA